TCATCACTTAGCATATCGAGTTCTTGAATTATATATGCTGGCTTAGTTTCAAACCTTATAGTATTTCCATTTTCATCTTTTATAGAAACAGATGTTTTTGCTTCTCTCAGATTCCTAAGTGCACCTTCTCTTACGTGCCATGGTTTACCTAATACAAACTTATCAGTGTTATGGCCTAAAAGTCTATTTCCCCATGTACAAAAGTGAGTTTGATTAGGTAATATAGTTTGACCATCTCCATTTCTATTAATAATGACACGTTTTAGAACCTCTAATTCTCTTTTTTGTTTCTTTCTTTTTTCTGCACGTGTATCTTTCTTTTTATTTTTCTCGCTATATACAATATCATTAACAAAATCATCGTCATTATCATCTTTTGCTATTTGAGTATCCTCAACAATATTCTTATCAGTTTCATCATAAACATCATTTGAGGATGATTTTTCTAAAAATTTGTTTATAGCAGAAATATATTCTTTTTTTGTTGGTTTGCTGACATTTTTTGAATCAACGTCAATATTATTTTTAGAGCAGTACTCTGAAAGTTCTTTATTTGTCATATCGTTAAATGTTTTTTCCATTATTTTTCCTTTATCATTTTTGGTTCTGTTTCTACATTATTGCTTGTTATCAGATTGCCATTATGGGTTTTTCATAGTTGGCGCACATATGTGCGCCATTAGAAAAAACTATGCTATTGTCATAGCACAAGCGATTTGTCTAATCCATGAAGGTTGTAAGAACATAATACCATAGTACCATGAAATACTAACAGCGCCTCTTTTACCAAAGTAATCGTTGTATGCATCTGCTTTAGGCATAACAGTTGTTACTCTAGCAACATCTCCTTCAAAACCTACTGTTGCAAATGAACCAGACCCCACAAACAATACAGGGAATACATCATAGTGGTTTGTACCGTCTGCTCCAAGTGACTCATAGACTATACCTGTACTTGTTGCGGCACTTGCACCTTGCCCAGCATAGTGAGGCATTTGTTCAACTTCAATGAATCTAAATGCACTAATACGACCAATTTCATCTGCCGCTATTGTTCCAGCAGCTGCATAATCTTCTACTGGTTGCCAAACATTTTTACCATTATGCGTCATATCTTCAAGTGTTGGAAGAGCTTCTTGCCCAACATACACATATCTTGCTTTACCTACAGTTGTTGTTCCATATTTTGTAGAACCATCTATTAATTTTGTTGATTTTGGGCATCTTGCATCTTTTAATGCTTTATCCATTAATCTTAGATCAGCGAAAGTAAGTGTATCTGCTTCAGTTACAGTTGCAAGTGATGTTGCAGTACCAGCAAATACTCTATTTTGCTCTGATGCACCTATTAGTGAATTTCTTATTTGAGCTTCCCTAATGTCACCCTGAGCAATACCTATTTCTCTAGAATATCTCGCAAGAAGACCTCTCTCTGTATCCATATCTAGTGATTTTTTGGTAAATGTCATTGCAAAACCAAATTCTTCAACTTTTGCTTCAATAAGATGTCTTTTCATACCTACTTTGTTTATAGCTCCACCTTCCTCAGTAAGAAGTGGGAATGCTCCATTCTGAACAAGAATATCTTTTGAACTTCCAAATAGGTTACCATTACCAGATGCAATTCTTCCACCTACTGCATTTGCTGCCGTAAGAGCTTGCTCTCTAGTCAAGAATCCAGTACCACCATCTGCATTAGCACCTGTAGTTACCCTTGTTCCATCTGGTGCGTATGCATACCATACACCAGGAATAACCTTGACTCCATTTGCGTCAATACCTTGGTCATTTATATTTCTATCGTCAAGAATTGGTATTTCATGATATTTTACTATCGTATCTCCAAAACCTTTTGGTTGCGTTAGTTTATCACCTAGTTGAGAAAAAGTTTTACTTTTCTTTGCTTCAGTGACAGCTGCTCGAGACCAGAATTTATCATTAATCTGGACACCTATTGTTGAATTTGTTGGGGATACTGTATATCCACCTTTATTGAATACTTGTGGCATATTATTTCCTTTTATATTTTGCTATTTAAGCCATAAATGAATTTAATATATCTTCAAACTCTTTATCATCAAGTTCTAATACATCAGTCTTTATTGGCGCTCTTTTTCTTGTACGTGGTTTTTTAGTACTAACGGATGCAGCTCTTTTTCTCTGCTCTTCCACCTTCCTGTTTCTTTTTTCAACATTTCTTCTATATTCATTTTCTTCTTTTATTCTTTGAATTTCTGCTTGAATTTCTGCTTCATTAAACATAGAATTGTTGTTGTTGCCTGAATGTTCTGAATCTTTAAGTGATTCAAGATATTCTTCCTCTAACTCGCTTACAGCTTCCCTATATTGGTCAATTGCTTTTTTATTAGAATATACACCATGAGTATCTGTAATTTTTTTCTGTGCTATTCTTTCTTGTACTAAATCGTACAATCCACTACTAATGTGTTTAATTAAGTCACTAGAATTTTCTGGGTTTTCCAATAATTCTATAACAGAATCATCATCCCATTCTTCACCTATAACTTTTTCAACCTGATTTCTAACACCATATTGTGTTGCATCATCAATAACATCTTTCAAAGATAGTTCTATATCACTAGTAATTTGGTTTTTTGGTTCATAGTTTATATTTTCCATATCCAACTCTAGTGGATCAACTTCGGAACTTTTTAAAATTGTTTTTATAGCTTCCTTGTCACCATCGATTGCATTCATCATTAAATTAAATTTATCTGGATCTTCCAGTATACCTTTTTCTTTAAGCGATGTCATGAATGGTCGATATTTTTTAAAATTTCTCATTTTTTCGACATATCCAGCAGCCATTTGTTGAGCCTGTATTATTTTTTTAGGGTCAGTTATACCTTTTATGGTTCTGCCATTAGCTACAAATTCAGATGTAGCTTCTTTATAAAAATTTTCATAACGATCTTTTTCTCTGATTGCTTCTTCATATGCTTTTTTGTAATCAATTTCTTCATTTTTCATAGATGGATCATCAGAACCAGTGCTATCTTCTTTTTCATCGTCACCTTGAGAGTTTTCTCCATTATCAATGTCTTCTTCATCCTCATCTTCTGTAGTAGTTTCATCAGTTAAGTCGTCACTTTCACTGTCTGTTTCTACATCTTCAGTATCAGATGAATCATCTTCATCGAAATGGTCTGTGTCCTCAAAATGTTTATTATTTTCTTTTTCATTATTTTCATCATCTTGATTTTCAATATCATCATATGATTCTATGTTGTTCAATATTTCTTCAAATTCTTCATTTGACATCTTATCAACACTATTCATTTGAGTTACCGTCCTTGCTTGAAGATGTTACCTCTTTTCTATATTTCATTTCTTCATCTATTTGTTCTTGCGCTATACTTGCATTTTGTAACACTGTACCAATAAATATTTTAAAATTTCTTATAGCCGTGAGCTTGTCATTAATATTTAATATAATTTCTCGCTTTAACCCATTAGGTTCAAGAAGTAACCCACAAAGTCTTTTTGCTTCGTCTCCAAAATATCCATCAATAATAACTTTTATAAAATCATCATTATTATGCAATCTTTCTACTGCATCAGCCAATTCTTGCTGTTTCTTTAATGTTTCTATTCTATTATCGATTTCTTCTAGTAATTCTTTCAAGTTAGATTTTTCCATTGCTTGTTCCTTTAAATAGTATTGAATAAGATTTTATAGCCTTACAATTCATATTGGGCTAATATAATTTTATATTACTGCAACTTAATTGAAACTTATACATAATATTATATTATATATACTACATTATATTGTTAATTTTACTATTAGTATCTATAAGTATATCATTTGCAGTTTTTGTTATTGGTGAATTTATTCTGCTTACTGCGTTACCACTCAATTTATTTGTAGCTTGTTCATTATTATTTTCATTGTATTGTTTTTTCTTTATTTCTGCGATTTTATACTGCATTTCTGGTGGTAGCATATTGAATTTTTTTATTGCTTCATCTTTATCCATATTATCTAACTTATTAACATATTCATTTGCTATATCTTCAGATATGTTTTCTTTTATATTTTTGCCGCCTAGACCAGAATTATTTAATAAATCATTTTTTCTTTGCCTTTCGAGGTATTGTATTGACAATAGGTCATTATTATTGTTAAAAGAATTTGAAAGATTTTTATAATTATTTTCTAGTATAGATTTATCAATATTGTTTCTAGAAAGTATTCCAGCATTAAAGCCATCTTCAGCAGCTTTTTTTATTTCTTCTAACCTTTTTTCTTCTTCTTCTTTTTTTAGCTTAGAATTATAAAACATTTCCTGAGCTTTTTTTATAGCAATATCATTTGATATTTTATCTATTATTGCTTTTTCACCATATCTTTCTTTCTCTATTCTGTCAAAATATCCCATTCTATTCTCCTACTACATATTTAATGTCAATTAAGTCATTATGATTGTTTGTTTTGTCACAATCATTAGAACCAGTTAAAAAAGATTCACTATTAATGCCTGCTTTTTTTAATTGAATTTCTGCATTTCTTAGCGCTGACTTTAGTGCAAGCATTTCTTTTTCATGCTTCATTTTTTCGTTTCTTGCCTCTGATTGTGCAAGCAATTCAACTTCTTTATTTTCTTTAAATTCATTTCTTTCTGTGCCATCTTGTTTCCTCATAAACTCATATGCCAAAAGATCAGTTTCTTCTTTTGTTTTTTCTGCTTGCGCAAGTTTAAGTTTGGCAGCTGCTTCTTTTTCTAGAGAATCTGAAAGTAAATTTCTTGATGTTCTACTTTCTCTTTCTTCTATTTTACTATCTTCACTTTCTATATCTTTTGCTATTTTAGTTATTTCCATTTTTAGTTTTTGGTTCTCAAGTAAAGCATTTTCTATATTTAATTTTTTTAATTGCTCAGATGCTGGATCTTCTTGTGGTTCAAAATTTAATATTTCTCTTTCTAAATCTGGCTCTTTCCATAGTCTAGCTATTTTTGCATATATTATTTTTTGTAAACCAGGATCCATACTTGCTGCATTTGTTTGCATTAGCATATTTAATTTTTCAGCTTTTTCACTATCTTTTTCTGGAGTTGATACATCAACTATCAAATCAAATTCTCCAGCCAAATCTTCTCTTCTAACTTTTATAAATTCAGAATTTGTAATTCTAACAACTTCTTCTTCCTCAAGATATGCCTGATTCATCATTATTGCTTTTGATGCCATATCCTTAAATAGTTGTTCGGACAATCTCCTCAATATTGATAATTCTCTCTTTGATGTTGCATCAAGAGCTGATCGTATTCCAGTTGCTACAGATCCGAGTGATTGACTACCTATACCCTGAGAGAATGATTTTGTACCAGACATTGATTCTGCATCGTTTTGATGATATCCAATCATGTCAAATACTGCTTTTGGTATAGAATCAACACTACTTTTATATATCGAAACTCTTGGGTCAAATCCATGTTTAAAATAAACAGTTCTACCAGAATTATAATTATCTCTTTGCGAAGGTCCAGCAAAGAATTGCTCATCTATAAATTCTTGTCCTACTGCCTGAGTAGCTGTAATATCATGCGCAGCTCTCATCATTTTACCTATTGATTCTTGATTTTCCTGTAGCAATTCTCCATCTGGTTCACCATATAATTCATTTTTTCTTGGCATAAATTTTGCAGATGAAAAAGGTAGACTATTAAATGGGAATGGATTTTCTTCCATTCTTATCATAATATTTCCTACCCACGTTGCGATAATTGGTACAACTTTACCTGTATTATGTATATCCCAGTATCCCCAATACTCAAATGCTCTAATTTTTTTTCTTGGCTTATCTTTAAATTTAAAATTTGTTATTCCATTTTCGCCAACTTGTGAATTTGTATTATTGCGTATATTTGAATCTTCCTTGTCGTCTATTTTAATTTTATCTAAATTTTTATATATACCAACCTCTTCAATACGTTCTTCTCCATTATCGCCAACATGTATGATCTCTCTATATTCTTGTGATTTAAGTGTACTTAAATCCGTATCATATTCATGTATTATAAAATTAGCATCAGATATTTTTCCGTTAGCTGTTGGGTCAACAACAACATCTCTTAAATTACAAAATTCATAAGTTGGATTATTTTTTATTAATACTGTTTTTTCAACATCTATTATTTTTTTGCCTATCTTGATAGGCTCTCCAGCATTTATTTTATATTGCATTTCTTCTTTTGACATAGAACCATTTTTAACTTTTGCTTCCATTATCATAAGTGATTGTTCTGGCGTAGCATATACAGGTACTTCTTCTTTTACAGTAACTGTGCTTTCTTCCATCTCCCAACCAGTTTTTACAATTACTGTTCCTTCGTCAACTATTCCTCTAACAATTTCACCAACTAGTTGAACTTTATCAATTTTTGTTGCCCATTGATAATTAAGAACCAGTTCATTCTGTTTTGCAGATTCAGTGTCTTCAAATGTCCTTGGTTTAACTTTGAACATATCTTCAGTATTAAGAAATGGTTCTTCAAGCGCTGGATATTTCCACTCTGCTTGTTTTCTTATGAGTTTTGGACGTATTTTACTTTTGCCTTTTGGTGAGTTTACTGGTTGACCACCATCCATATTCATTGCATATCTATCTAATTTATTTAATAATAGTTGGTGGTCAGGCTGTGCCATCATATAATCATTATTAAGATCAGAAAAACAAGGTTCATTTTTCCAGTTTGTTAATTTTATTTTTTTTATATTTTGATTGTCGATATTTTCATTATTTGACATATCAATCACCTATTTTCCACCACAACACTTACTTGCTCTTCTTGCTTTTTCTTTTGCAGCAACTACATCTGGGTGATAATTATTTTTATTGTTTTCATTGAAATAATCTGTAGGATCTATTGTATTGTTTGAATTTTGTTCATCATCATTTGTTGAACTGTTGCTATCATTATCATTGCTATAATCAACAACATTTGGTGCAATATTTTTTTTTGTATACTCTATTCCATCAAGCGCATCTATTAACCCATCTCTCAACAATATTGCTTGTTCTATTGATAATGTTTTATTGCAATTATTCATATTTATTGTTACAGATACACTTATCATGATAAATCCTTTTATTATTATATTTTTTTATTTTTCTTCATATGCCATGCATACTCTTAAATTATGACATATAAAATCAAATTTTGTACACCAAACTCTACCACCACCATTATTGTCAAATGCATTATTTGGTATATGCTCCATGCTTTCTAGCCATACTGGTGCAGTTCTGCCATATTCACAATTTCCACAATTCCTTCTTCTGGCTTCTTTTTCTGTTAAATACCATACTTTTGCTATGTTAGACCAAAAATGCTTATTGGCTGTTCTTAATTCGCTTGCTTTTATTGGACCAAGATTCCAATTTTTAACAAGGTCTTTCATTATTTTTATATTTTTCTCTGGTGTTAATTCTTTTGCATCTTTTAGGTCATCAATTTCATCACTATTTTCATACATTTTTTTACCTTTATTTTTATTTTTCAAAATTCATTATAAATTATAACATATAAAATATTTTTTATACATATAATAATAATTATGTTGTATCAACATATATAGATGTTACACCATTATTTGTTTTTATATTCTTTATTGATATATTAATATTGTCAACATTAATTTCATATTTATCTTTAATATATGCATATATTATTTCATCATAAATATTAGAATTAATATGAATTCCATTTTCTATGAATACTTTGTATATCATACTATTGTAATCTTTTTAGCTATTTTTGCTATTTTTTTTGATTTATCTAAACCATTTATTATTTTTCTTGCTCTTATAAAATCAGTTTTATTTTTCGTAATATAATCATTTAATTTTTTACCAGTAAATATACCATTCTTCATGCCATATACTAATATGAAAATTGAAAATTCTAAATTAAGAACAAGATCTGGCATTTTAACCAAATCAATGTAATTTGATTTATATTTTTTTGTTAATAGTTTTGAAAATTTTTTATAATTTTTTTTCCATGTTAACTGAACAAGACCTCTTCCGTAATATGGATAATATTTTAAATTTCTTTTTCTCCATTTTTCACTTAACCAATATGCTTCTCTAACTGGTTCAAAAGTTCCATTTGTCTCGTGCTGTACTGTTGCTAAAACATATTTTATTTGATCTTTGTTTGTTATGCCTTGCCTAATACATTCATCTATTATTAATAATTTTGTTCCATTTATTTTATTGCTCATTTATCTTTCCTATTCTTATTAATTGTTTTTTATAATATATACTATGATTTTTCCAGCATTTTGTAGAATTTAGTAATTTTATATGTTCACGTGGAGATAGTGAACCATCAT